TAGTTATAACTGGAGGAGCAGTAAATATTTCTTTAGGTGATATAACTACATCTTCAGAAAACATTATACCTATTACTGGAGGTCAAGTAAGTTCTACATCTAATACAATATCAATACTTACAGACCAAAAATTAACAATTACTGGAAGCAGTATCACTATTTCTTCAGCAAGTATAATACCAAACTCTTCAAACTTTTTATCTATGACTGGAAATCAAGCAAATACTAATGTTGCTACACTTAAATTTTGGGATCCAATTACTGGTAATATTACAGAAACATGGACTAATATTCACTAGACAAATATGAACAAATATATATTATTTACAAAAAATTAAATATGGAGTATAAAAGAATATGCCATCAAGTTTTACATCAAGATTAAAATTAGAAAGACAGGCTTCTGGAGAAAATTCTGGTAATTGGGGTAATTTAACTAATTTCGTTTTTAACAGAGTTGATGCTTCTGTTAAAGGATATCAAGCAGTTAATGTTGCAGGTTCTGCAAACGTAACTTTAACTTCAAATAATTCAACAAGTAATACAGATGATTCTACTACAGACGATCAAGTTCATAATGCAGTATTAGAATTTACAGGAGCTTTAACAGGCGATATTCATGTTTTTACAGATGCTGTAGAAACTAAGTATACAGTTTTTAATAATACAACAGGTTCTCAAAGTTTAACTTTTGCAAATACAGGTCATGCTGCTAATGGAGTAGTTTTAAAACAAGGTGCTAAAACTTTAGTTTATTCAACTGGATCAGCAGTAACAGACGTAATGGCAGATTTAGGTGATGTAACTGTTACATCTGTAACATCATCTGGAAATGTCGCTGCAACTAATGTTGTTGCTTCTGCTGCAATTTCTGGTACCTCGTTAACAGGTACAGCCAATGTTCAAGGTACAAATTTCAATGCTACTGCTAATACAATTACAATACAATCTACTGCTCCAAACTTAGCTGCAACTACAGCTAATGCAGATTTACTACTTTCTACTAATGGTGTAGCAGGTAGAGTTACATTTAACGGTGGTGGTAAAATACAACAAGTTGCAGAAAAAGCTACAGTATCTGCAACAGCAGCTACAGGCACAGTTAATTTTGATGTTCTAACACAAGCAGTTTTATTTTTTACATCAGATGCTTCAGATAATTTTACAGTAAATTTTAGAGGCGATAGTTCAAATTCATTAAACAATATTATGGATGCTGGAGAATCAATTACAGTTGCTTTCTTAGTAACAAATGGAAGTTCAGCTAAATTTAATAATGCTTTTCAAATTGATGGATCAAGTATAACTCCAAAATTTCAAGGTGGTGCAGCACCTACGGCTGGAAATGCAAACTCAGTAGATGTATATTCTTATACAATTTTTAAAACGTCTGATGCAACTTTTACAATGTTTGCATCTCAAACACAATTTGCTTAATAGGAGAAATTAAACGTGCCATTATTATCAACATTCGGAGCCGCTTCGAAAGGTGGTTTCGGTCGTGGTGGTAAAGCAAAAGCAGATTTATTTTATTTAGTATTAGGTGGCGGAGCTGGTTCACCAGGTCAATCTGGTGGCGGCGGAGGTGCTGGTGGTTTATTAACTAATTTTCCTGGAGGTTCTGCTGATGAGATAGTTGCTGGAGATTCAGTAACTGTAAACGTAGGTTCAGGCGGAAACTCTAATGGCGGTTCTTCAGAAATCTCTTCATCAGCAATAACAACTAGGACTGCTAATGGCGGTGGAGCTGGTGGTAACGAAAGAGCTAATGGTCAATCCGGTGGATGCGGTGGCGGAGGAGGTGGCGGTAATGCTAGTAACTCCGGCGGTACAGGTAATCAAGGTGGTAATGGAGGAAACTCTCCATCAGCTAATGCAAATCCATCTGCAGGCGGAGGCGGAACAGCCAATAATGGCCAAAATAGTTCAATGCACCAAAATGCAGGACCTGGAGGAAATGGAACTTCATCAAGTATTAACGGATCATCACAAACTTTTGGCGGAGGCGGTGGCGGAGGAACACATGGTTTCCCGGGAGCACCTGTAGGAAGTGGTGGTAATGGCGGAGGCGGACCAGGTGGAAGAAACTCTGGCGGCCAAAGTGGATCAAATGGACAAGGCGGAGGCGGCGGTGGACAACGTCTTGGCGGCGGTGGTTCAGGCGGTAATGGAAAAGTAATTTTAAGATTTAGTAATAAATTAAGTGGTTCTGTATCACCTGGTTCTAATTCAATTGGAACAGATGGTAGTGATAATGTTGCAGTATTTAATGTAGGTGGAACATTAACAACGAGTTAAAATTATGATAGCTTATTTTGCAGTATTAAATTCAGATAATCAAGTTATTAATACTATTTGTGTAGATCAAGCAGATGTTGATGCTAATGGTAATGATCAATCAATAGAAGCTGAAAATTGGGTTAAAACAAATTTACTTAAAGATGAATCTGCTTTAGTAAAACAATTTTCTGACGATGGTTCTTTTAGAGTAAATAGAGCAGAAACAAATGGTGGATATTATGATCCGTCTAATAATGTATTTATATTACCAAAACCCTTTTCGAGTTGGACTTTAAATAACACTAATTGGCAATGGGAATCTCCAGTTGAAATGCCAGATCCATATACAGATGAAACAGTACCTGATTATTCTTATGCGGCTATATGGGACGAAGATAATCAAGAATGGTACGCATTTAACACGAATGAAGATAAAGTAACTTGGAATCCTAATACTTCTACTTGGGAATAAATTTGTAGACTAATAACAATCATCATACTAAATCTAGTATGTATGTATCTTAATAATTATTATTACTATTTTACAAATGTTTTTGATGATCGTTTTATTAAATCAGTTAAAGATTTAGCAAAAAAACAAAAAATAATAAAAGGCACAATTTCTAACGATAGAGAAAAAGGTAATGAACTTATAGTTAAAGAAACTACAAGGGATTCTGATATTTGTTGGATTAACGATCAATGGCTTTATGACCTTATAGAGCCATATATAGCAGAAGCAAATAAAATGGCTGATTGGAATTTTCAAGTAGATTATTTTGAAGACATTCAATTTACCAAATATAAAAAAAATCAACATTACGATTGGCATATTGATAATTTAGCTAATACATATATTACAGCACAAAATTGTAATACTAATGGAAAATATAGAAAATTATCTTTTAGTATAAATTTATCTGATCCTAAAGATTTTGAAGGTGGTGAGTTTTATTTTGAGTTTTTAAATTCACCTAATAATAATATTGTAGAATGTAAAGAAATTAAACAAAAAGGTACAATAATTATATTCCCATCTTTCGTAAAACATAAAGTTGCACCTATAACTAAAGGTGAAAGAAATTCATTAGTAGGTTGGGTTTTAGGATACCCTTTTAAATGAAAGAAAATTTTAAATATAAAATAGTAAGAAATGCAATATCTAAAGATATTTTAAATTTTGTATATGAATATTTTTTACTTAAAAGAAAAGTTTTTAGAACTTGTCTTAAAACAAAAATTATACCACCACATTTAGAACATTTATTTGGCATGTGCGAAGATGAACAAGTGCCTGGAACTGATTATGTAATGTACGCTGATATTGTAGGTGAAACCTTACTGAAAGAATTAAGATCAAAAGTACAAGAAGAAACTAATTTTGGAAGAGTTATAGAAAATTATAGTTTTGTTAGAATTTATAAAAGAGGTAACGAACTTAAAAAACATAAAGATAGAAAAGCTTGTAAGTTATCAGTTACACTTCCTATTGGTGGAAACTCTTGGCCTATATTTATAGATGGTAAACAAATAGATTTACAGATTGGAGATATGTTAATCTATAATGGAAGTATTCCACATTGGAGAGAAAAATTTCAAGAAGCAGAATGTGTACAAATTTTTTTACATTATGATACAGCTAATCATTTAAAAGAAAATAATTTAAAAGCATATGATAATAGGTTGCATATTGGTTTACCAGCACATACAGCAATAGGATATAAAAAATGAGATTTCATGATGATTGGTTAATACAAACAGAAATAGAACAAATTAGTAAAACTAAAAAAGTTGTTAACGACTATATTAAAAAAATTCCTAAAAAAAAATTAAAAGAATTAAGTACAAGAGGTCATTATTCTAAACAATACGATTTAAAGTATGCATTTGAAACACAAGAAAATTTTCAATTTATCTTAGAAAATTGTGCTAAGAAAATTACAGAAGAGTTTGAAAAAAGAAATGGAGTAGATCCAGAAATATCTTTAAATAATGCCTGGACAGTAATTGGAAATACTAATAGTTTTCATGCAGTACATAGACATAAAAATGCTCCGCAAAAAATAATATCTACAGTTATGTATTTGAGTGCACCACCTAAAAATTTAAAAGATGAAAAATTATTAGATAGAGGAGAATTTTTTTATTTTTTAAATAAACAAGATAATAGAATTTTATTTAATTCTGTATATCCTAAAACTAATGACTTTTATATATTTCCTTGTTGGATATGGCACGGAACTTATCCACAAATAAAAGGTATAAGACAAACTCTTAATATTGATTTTAATGTCCATAATTAAAGCTAAAAGATTTCCATATGAAAGTTTTATTTTTGGTTGGTATCTGCCAGAAAAATTTTGTGATGATGTTTTAAAATGGCATAAACATAATACTGATTTAAGTAAAAAAGGTGTTTGTTTAGACAAAAATGGAAAAAGTGGAAAAAATGATTCTTATAAAAAATCTACAGATAAAGATTTTAATGTAATTACAGCTTTTGATTTATATAAAAAATATATAAAATATTTAGACGAAGGCATGAAAGCATATACTCAAACATATCCAATGTTTAATTTTAATCATCCAATAGGAGATATGGAAGGTGTTAATTTTCAACATTATAAACCTAATGAAGGTTTTAAAGTTTGGCATGCTGAAAGATTATTATTATCAAAATCTGCAAGAGTAATGGTTTTTATGACTTATTTAAATAATGTAAATAATGGCGGTACAGAATTTTATCATCAAAATTTAAAAGTAAATGCAGAAAAAGGTTTAACATTATTATGGCCTTCTGATTGGACACATTCGCATCGAGGTGTAATAACTAAAAAACAACATAAATATATATTAACAGGGTGGTTAAGTTATGAAGGAGAATAAAGTAATTATTGATGATAATTTTTTATCAGAACAAAATAAAAGATATATAGATGAAGTTATACTTAATAATAATTTTCCATATTATATATCTAACAATTCAGTAGGAGAAGATAATCATAAATTTTTAACACATGTAGCTGTTAAAAGACCAGAAAATTGTGATCCTAGTAATGATTATAATAATTCAACACAAGCTTTTTCTTTATTAGAAATTCTTAATGACTTTGTAGAAAAACATAAAATTACTTGTACTAGAGTTTTAAGATGTGCTGTAAATTTATCTTTTAATAATGGATTTACAAAAACAGAAAGCCATCACGATCATTTATTCGAACATAAATCTTTAATAGTCTATTGTACTAACAATTCAGATGCTAAAACAATTTTAGATAAGAAAGGTAAAAAATTTAAAGAAATAGAAACTAAAAAATTTAGAGGATTATATTTTGAAAATTATAAACATTATCTTACTTATCCTAAAAAAAATATGAGAGTAGTAATAGTATTTACATTTAAATGAATAATATTAAAGAATTATTTAAAGTAGAAATTTATAAACAAAATTTAAATTTAAACATTGAATTATTAGAAAAGTTTTGTTTAAAATTACAAAATAATTATGAAAGTAGAAAAAGAAGCAATATAGGTGGTTGGCAATCTGATGATTTATTTTATGAAAAAAAAAGTTTAATTCAAGATTTTAAAAATATTATTACTAAACATATCAATAATTATTCTTTACATTTTAATTTTAAAAGAAAGATAGAGTTGTCTAATTTATGGGTAAATATTAATGAATATAAAGATAGTAATTCTATTCATTTACATCCAGGGGCTGTATTTTCTGGTGTATTTTATATTAAAGCAAATGAAAATTCAGGTAATTTAATCTTTCATAATCCGTGTGAAGATTTAATGGATATATTTTTTTCGGATAATGTTTCTGAATATAACAGTATAAATAGTTCTGAATGGTTTTTTAAACCCGAAGAAAATTATTTAATATTATTTCCAGGTTATTTAAAACATAGTGTAGGTCCTAATCTTAATAAAAAAGAAAAAAGAATATCAATATCATTTAATGCTATAATAAAATAATGATAGAAATAAAAAAAAATTTTTTAAGTAACGAAGCTCTTAAACCTTTTAATCAATTATTAGAAAATAATTTTGGTTGGTTTTTTAGAAAAGATACAGACACTGGTGTTAATGATGGACCGTATTTTATACATACATTTTTTAAAGATGGTAATATTAATTCAGATTATTTCGAGCTTTTAGAACCTGTTTTATTTAGATTAAAATTAAAAAAACTAATACATGCAAGAGCTAATTTATATTTAAAAAAAACTAAAAAGATAAAATCTGGTTATCATATAGATTTTTCTAATATGAAAACTACTATTGTTTATTTAAATACGAACAACGGATATACAGAATTTGAAAATAAAACTAAAGTTAAATCCATAGAAAATAGTGCTGTTACTTTTGATAGTAATATTAAACATCGAGCAGTATATCAAACTGATAAAGAATATAGATTGTTATTAAATCTAAATTATGAATAATGAATTTATAAGTAAATATTTAACTGATGTAACTTATGCTACAGACGAACAAAAATCAAAAGAATTATGGGATGTATCAGGTATATTAAAAAATAAAAGTAATAGAGTTTTTAAATTTGATACTAGACATATTTCTACTTTTAAACAAGGTGTAGGTAAAAAAAGTCATCTAAATACAAAAGCAGATAAAATGGTTTATAAAATAAAAAATAAATATTTATTAATTGATATAGAAGAATTACATGCTTACATACAAGAAAATAAATTAAAACTTATTAATGTAGATGAAATACTTACTAAATTAAATTGGAATATTTTATTATGATTATAGAAAAACATTTAGAAAAAAAAATTAAATTAGATTATTTTTTTATTAAAGGTAGACTTGATATTAATTGTAAATATTTTATAGAAAAAATTAAAAAAGGCTGTCAAGCAAATGACAATAAAAATTATCAAACTAATGTTAAAGATAAGATGACAAGTTTTAATTATTTTAATAGTGATCCAGAATTTTTAAAAATTTTAAATAACATAATAGATTATGTAGATAAGTATTTTGATTTTCCATCATATTATTTAGCTGATTCTTGGGGTGTTAGTTGTTCTTATGGTTCTAAAACTGTTGAACATAATCATAGACAAAGTGAATGGTCAGGTGTAATTTATTTAAATAGTCATGATCAGACACTAGATTTTAATCAGATAAACGAAAAGTTAAAACCTGAGCCAGGTTCATTTGCAATATTTTCTCCTTTTCTACTTCATAAAGCAGAAACACATAGATCAAAAAAAACTAAATATGGTATTAGTTTTAACTTAAAAGATAATGGTTGTTAATGAAAATTATAAAAAACTTTTTACCTCAAGATAAATTTATTAAAGTAAAAGAATTAATAACAGGTGATTACTTTCCTTGGTTTTATAAAAGCGATACAGAAATAGATGGTGGTTACTTTTGTCATTCTTTATTTCATAATAATCAAATTAATTCAACATTAAATTATGATTGCACTAAAGATATATACGAAATACTTAAACCTATTTCTTTAATAGAAGTTAGAGCAAATCTTTTCTTTTCTTCTCTCTTTAATAATAAAAAAGCTGAATGGCATACAGATTATAATCATAATAATTGGACTAGTATATTATATTTAAATACTACAAATGGAGGAACTGAATTTAAAGATAATGTAAACTTTGTTAAAGCAGAAGAAAATAAAATGGTTATTTTTAAATGTGATACATTACATAGACCATTATTATCTAATGGCTTTGAAAAAAGATATATTTTAAATTTTAATTATTTTTAATGATTTCGATAGTAGATAATTTTTTTAAAGATCCAGATAAAATAGTAGATTTTGCTAGTAGTTTAAAATTTAAACAATCCGATGGTTTTTACCCTGGTC